AATAGGACTTACCCATGCTATTCTAATGCCTTTATTATTTAAAGCCCAAAATAACATTTGATTAATAGCTAATAAAGTTTTACCAAACTGTCTACCGATGTTTATAACGTAGTACTTATGGTTTTCTTTATTTATGCTATCATGTATTTTCTTCTGATTCTTGTGTGGATTGTATAGTACTGCTTTCGCCAAAGTCTGCTGTGAATTTCATATTACCGGTAACTTTTACCTCATGCTGTTCAATGTAACCACGTTTCTTTGCTCTACATTTTAAATAGAACATTGTGCTTAGTGGATTACCTTTTTTTATTTGTTGGTGCAATGCTGACTCCGCAAAGTCTAAAGCAACATTCTCAAGTTCCTTTACTGCCTGTCTGTATTCTTTATCTTCTTTTAACCACTTATAATGCTGAGTTCGTGATAGTCCACTTTCTTTACATGCAGGTGTTACAATGCCCAAATGTTTCTCTAAAGCATTCAATAACATCCTTTTAGCTTCGTCTGTTCGCTTTTGTTCGTTATTTTCTTTCTTTTCAGCCATTTTCTTTTATAAAGTACCAATATATCTATCTAAATACCATTTAGCTTTTAAAAGGTCTTCTTTTGTCTTTGTGAGGTCTTTTTTACCTGCTCTATTTATGTACTTAACTACATTCCCTAAATGAAAGTTTAACTCCCATGCTTCTATTACTTTAATAGCTTCGTAGGTTGTATTCCCTCCATAGTGTTTGGGGTTATTTACTGATTCCATCTTTTATAACTGCAAGTAAGTATTCAAGTAGTTGTTTTCTGCAATCTCCACATCCTAAGTTAAAAGGTTTGTTTCCACTCTTTATAGCAAGTTCATTTAGTTCAGTCCAGTTGAATGTTGGTGAGTAATTCTTACCCATTTGCTCCCATTTGATTAACTGCTCTGCTATGTTTTGTGGAATCATAATAAGTACCTATCGTTTATCTGTTCAATTAGTGATGCCAATAAAGCAAAGGTAAAAGGAATAGTTAATAAATCAAAATATCCTGTAAAGTTTATTATTTGATAAATTAGGAAACTCCAATAAGTTAAACATAGCGGACAAGTAAAAGGTTTTCTCATTAACCATTTAGGCTTAGGAATATACTTTGCTATTATGTAAGTAGTTGCTAAAAGTTGTATCATTAATATCCTTGACTAAGTAAACAAACTGATTCTGCATGCGGTAAATGACCAGGATTACCAAAGTAGGCAAAGAATGTAGAATGTGGGTGCAAAGGTTTTATTTTCTCTTTTGCTAAAATAATACTCATTACTGATTGATCATGTCTGTGACCTTTTACTCTGTTATCTTTACTGACTTGATTAGATTCATTAGTCCAGTCTCCTTCATAGTTTCCATAGGTTTGAGTAGCTTTAAAATACTCATTAAATAATTTTGTAGCTAAATGATTTTTGAAGTTGAATCCCATTAAGCAAGCCATTATCATAGGGTGTTCAAAGGATTCTTTTCTGCTCATGTTAAAATTAGTTAAACACTGGTCTGATGTATAGTCTCCGATTGTGTAACCTAAATTATCAAAGAATATAAATCCATTAAGGTTAATATAATCTACAAATTTACTAATATCTTTTGTAGCATAAACTGGTGAATCCATCCAAATAATTGTTTCTAATCCTTTTTTTCTTATTTCCTGAATAGAATAAGGCTTAAAGGCATAAGGCACATCTGAATGAGTAGGACTGTTAAATTCTGCATAGCTTCTAAATGCAAAGTAGTTTTCCATTGGAAATCCTATTGCTTGTAAACTTTCTCTTTGTCTGTTTCCTGCTAAAATATATTTTTCTTTGTCATCGTAAAAGGTTACGATTGCTACCTTAGTATAGTTTGTCATAATCCTGGTATCTGTAATGGTAAACACCTTCTTTTATTTCTACTTCTGTTTTAATAAGTCCTAATCTTTTTAACTGCATGCAATAAGCATAATCTTCAAAATTACTTTTATCTTCAAAAGTAACTAATTTTGCTATTTCTCTTTTAACTGGTGTTATGTGGTTTGTAGGTCTTAGGTAAATTTCATATCCTCTGCTCCAGTCAGCTGTGTATTCGAAGTTCTTAGAAATATACCAATACTTTAAATTGCTTCCGTTTGTTGTCATTATTCCGTTAATAGCCAAAGCATCAGGATTAAGTTCTAATGCAGGCAGTATGTTAATAATAGCATTCGGCATAATCATATCATCGTCATCAATAAACCAAACATAGTCACCCTGAGCGGCTCTTATTAAATCGTTTCTCTTTTGCCCTGTTGTTTTTGCTCCAACTGGTGCATCATCTGTAATAACCTCAATAAGTCCAAAGGCATTAGCCATATCAATCTGTTTATTTAGTTCTGTAATTAGTTCTAAATAAACTCTTGCTCTTTGTGGCACTGTAGGAATAAGTATTGATAATATCATTTACCTAAGATTACATTTTCCAAATTAGTAGATATAACTTTCATTTCAAACTTTTGGCAATATTCTATAATCTCATTAAGTATCTTACCATTATGTTCTACACAAACTAATTTAACATCTGATAAGTCTATTTGTTTAAGTATTTCTAAGTCATATCCTTCCACATCTATATTTATAAAGTCATAAGTTAATCCATTATTAAAATCTGCCCAGGATAATGTTTTAACCTTTATTTCTTCATAATCGGTTGTGCTTTCCCATTTCTGCTTATCCTTTAATGAAAGAGTAGATAACAAGTCAGTATCTCCGTTATTTAAGTGAGTTCCACTAACATACATAGTCATTTCACCGCTTACATCTGCTATTGCAATGTTATGTGTTTTGGTTTTCTTTTTACGATTATAAAGTTTTTTTAGTTTCTCATAGGCACGTGGTGATGGTTCTATTAAGTCACCAGTCCATCCCAACTCTAATAGTTTTCTGCTGTTAGATAGTGTAACCCCATCGTTTGCTCCTATATCTAATAAATGACCTTTAAAATCTTTGAAGTAATCTAAAATTACTTGCTCTTCATTGTTTTGACTATACATTATAGTATTTTGGTGGATAAATTAATAAATGTTGCCCTATATCGTAGTTTCTTGCTTTTCTATCTTTAAATACTTTGTAATCACTATCCCAGTGTTCCTGACTTTCAGTTTTGCGATATTGTTCATCGTATTCAGCCAATCCCCATGCAGGATGCCTATGTGTAAATAATACTTTAAGGTCACCCATGTATTCATACTTACCAAGCATCCAAGCCACTTCTGTTGCCTCAACATCGCACCATAAAGATTTATAGTCAGGATGGTAAATATAATTGAAACGCTTATAGTAATCAACACCCATTATACTCATAGTCATAATATTAGATTTTTGATTGCCATCTGAGTAATGTAGCACTTGGTCATAGTTTCCTCTAAAATCCTGCCTTATAATATTATCAAAACCACGTATTTCAAATACCATATCGTCTGAGGTGTTAATCAGAATATCCCACCCCTCAAATAAGTCCATGTCACGATTAATAGCATCTATTTTATTCTTTGATAAACCTTTTGCTATGTAAACATTATCGTCATTATATTTAAAGTTTTTCATTGATTCATCGTCAGTATCAATACTTACAAGTATTGTGTAATTAAGTGAATTACAATTTTTTATGATGTTATCAATAGATGCCTTTGCTTTTTCAGGTCTTGAGCGAGTTGCTAATTTAAAAAGGATGTGTTCGTTCACTCTTCAAAATTATAAAAGATTTTAGGACTTTGCAATTCATTTATAAAAACTTTTCGATTTTCTTCAATTAACTTTGCTTTTTTGTATTCATGTATACTTGATTTATGTTCAATGTTATAATCCATAGCAAAAAGATATTCTTTAGTATTCTTTAATTGTTGGTAAGGCGCAAAGGTAAAGCCTGCCCGGTAAATTCGATTAGAATAACCAGCATGCTCAAATCCATACTGCCCATAGTCAGAATTTATATAACCTACTTTATTAAGTACCTCTTTAGTTAGGAACATAAACACACCTCCGCAATCGTTGTAGATTTCAACTTCATCATGGACTATTATCTTATTATGTGATTTATTTAAGAATAGTAAATGTTTCTGTTTTGAGTTAATAAAGTAATCTGCCCATCCCTCTTTTATTGGATAACAATCATCATCAAATAAAAAAATGTAATCGCAATCTTGCAAAGTTTTTAAATTTTGATTCTTTGAGTATGCAACACCTTTGTAATGTACATCTTCATGAATATGTAGATGATAATTAGTAGGCTTAACTTTTTCAAAGTTTTCTATCCAGGTTTCAATGTATTCTTTTCTGTTTGGTGTTGTAGTTACACCAATGCCAATACGAGGTCTTGTTTCCGTTTTTCTGTCCATTCTGTTAAGTTGTAGTTTTGGTTTGTGTATTCTGTTAATTTACTTGCATAGTCAATTCTCATTTGCTCACTTTCAGTTAATCGTTTAATTGCTTTAAACCAACCATTAACATCGTGGTTATCTACAAATATTGCAGTTTCTTTTGGAAATATATTATAAGGTTTAACATCTGAAACTATCACAGCGTTACCATAGGCTGAAGCTTCAAGTAGTTTGATTTCAGATTTACCTTCTGTAAATATATTTTTTTCTAATGGTATTAAACTAACATCAGTATAGTTGTAAGCTTTACCATACTCATAAACAGATAAAGCATTAAGTCTCATGTATTTGCCATGATTCATAACAAACTCATATTCTTTGTAATGGTCGTTTGGAGTGTAACCTCCTAAAACAAATTGAGCATTTAAGTTATGCCTTGCAACCTTTCGGATAGGTAGTTGAAGTATTTTAACATCTTGCACATGATGAACACCGGCAATATATCCAAATCTTACCAATTCAGATTTAATTTTATTCGGTTGCCATTGTTCATCTGTTAAGTCTAAGCAGTTAGGATATACCTTAACATTCTTGTTAAATGGCTTTATTTTGTCAGCAAGTATCTTAGTTGTGCAAGTAACTATATCCACATTTCTAAGTATCTCTTCTGTCTGCTTTACTATGTTAAACTGCTTATAAACCCTATGAAGAGCGTGAGTTGCAGGTAGTTGCCAGTAGTCGTCAATATCAAATATAACTTTACATCCTAACCTTTTAAATCGGTTAATCTTTTCAAGTGAGTTACCATTTACATCAATTTCTCTTTGGTAAACTATGTATTGATAGTCTTTTACTACTTCATCAGGTATCACATCCAAGTCTTCATAAACATCACATTTAAAGTTTACAAGGTCTGAAACTTTTGTGTAAGGTACAATTAACCTATGGTAAGATAATCCGTTTAAGTTGCCTAAATTGGCTTTAATGAGAATTTTGATCATTATGTTTCCGTTTTAATTTTTCTTTGATTTCTTTAATATCGTTTACTACTGTTCTGTAAGGGATTTTAGTCTTATTGCTTAACTTAATAGCATCCCCACTTTCTAAATATAGTTTAAATAGATTCTGCTCATAGTAATCATTTTCAGTTTCTGGTGGCTGTTCTAAAAACTTAATTATACTTGTAAAATCAATTTCTTGCTGTTCTTCAACCAAAACATCACATTTGTAGTTATCTATGTATTGAACGTGATCCCTCATAAAGTTTTTTTTAAACTTGTTGGAGTGCCAGGTTTTCCAAACAATAGCAGAGAAAAAATGCTTCATGTTTCTGATTTCAGATAGATTAAAGTTTTTCTCTACTATTATTAAGATGGCTTCTGAGTGCAATTCCTCCCATAGATAGTGATTCCTGCAGATGTTTTTAGTTATCCTTTTATATAAGTTGGTATAAAGTTCATCTATCACTTATGCAAAAGTAAAGAAACTATTAAGAAGATTGCAAAGAAAATAAACTGATAATCACTTTTTTTCATTCATTTTAGCTTCAATTATTTTCATGTATAGTTTCCAATTAAAGTTACCTCTTACTTGGTTTACTTCTGTTTTCTTTACCCACCACTCAGCTTGGCTAATTAGTGATGTCATGTTGTTTTGTGTTTTCATTTTTGTTTTTTATTTAAATATTTTTTTTCAAATCTTTTCCATCCATCTTCATTAATTAAAGATAACATTATATCTAAAGTAACTTCTTGCTCATGTTCATTACACATGCCTATACCTGTTAAATCTAAGTCAGGTCTGTAAACTTTATCGGATGGCTTTCCGCATTTAATACATTTCATAAGTCGCTATAAATGTTCGCAAAGATGTAAGTTA